GTCGACAAGGGCGAATTCATGGTCGACGAAGTGCGGCACACGGGCACGCCCGACGTGCTGACCATCCGCGCGCGCAGCGTCGATCTGCGCGCGGGCCTGTCGATCAAGAAGGAACGCTCCTGGCACCGGCAGACGGTCGGCGCGATCGTGCGCGTGATCGCCAGCCAGAACAAGGTCGAAGCGCGCATCAGCAAAGCGCTCGACGGTCAGCTCGTCGACCACATCGACCAGACCGCCGAATCGGACGCCAATCTGCTGTCGCGCCTGGCGAAGATGTTCGATGCGATCGCGACCGTGAAAAACGGCCTGCTGTTGTTCATCAAGGCCGGCGAAGCGACCACGGCGAGCGGCAAGCCGTTGCCCGCCGTCACGATCACGCGCGACGTCGGCGATCGCCACGACTTCGGCGTCGCCGATCGGGACACGTATTCCGGCGTGCAGGCGTTCTACCTGAACACGCGCACCGCCAAGAAGCAGTCGACCATGGTGAAGCGGCGCCGGCGGCGCACGACCGCGAAGAAGAAGCCGATCGACAAGAGCGGCGACGTGTTGTTCGGCACGGCCGAGAACGTGAAGACGCTGCGGCACACGTATGCGAATAAGGGGAACGCGACACGGGCGGCGAAGGCGGAATGGGAGAAGTTACAGCGCGGCGTCGCAGAATTCAGCATTGTGCTGGCGCTCGGCCGGCCCGAGCTGATGACCGAATTACCTGTAACCGTGCGCGGTTACAAACGTGTCATCGACGATTGCAACTGGATCATTGCGCGGGTTACACATACGATCGACGGTAACGGCGGATTTACATCGGACCTCGACCTAGAGGTCAAGGCGAGCGAGGTGCCGGAGATCGAATCCGAAGGAAGCGAGTAGCGCCCTCGACGGACGAGCCGTTTGCCCGCCGCATCAAAAAAGCCCGCAATCGCGGGCTTCAGCTTACTCGCGCACCGACTGTTACGCCGGCGTGCAATCACGCAGCATCGGGCTACCGATCAGGCGGCCATCACCTTCGCAGGTCCACGTCACTTTCTTGCCTTTCTCGAGCGACGCCGCAAGTGCTTCATGTTCTTTGCTCAAGTACGCGTTGACGGGCATGAATTCGTTACTGGACCGCAGCTTCACCACGATATTGTCGAACGCATCCTTATCGATGCTCTGAATCGTTCCGCTCACCGACAGGGCCTTGCCCTTGTATTTTTGGTCTGCGGCAACTTCGTTTTTCTCGTATGCAGTGAAAAGCGCTCCGGCGGTCACACTGACTTTCTCAACCGGCTTGGATGCCTCGCTTACCGAGTTCGAGGCAGTCGAAGTTCCGGTTGCTGCGTTCGACGCTGTCGATGTTCCCGTGGTCGGCTTCTCGCCAAAAATGGCTCCCACGATCCCGATAGCAAAAACGACACCGACGACGATGCCAAGCACTTTGAGCAGTTTCTTCATAGGTCCCTCGGATAGGTAGCGCGTTGCGCCTGTTGGAAATTGGTATAGGAGGTCATCGGCGAGCCGCATCGGCTTTCTGCCATGCTGCCCCGCCCTCGACGGCGACGCACTGCCGGCGAACACCGGCCTGCATGACGACGCTGCCTGGTGAATAGCGATCGCCGCCGTACTCGCAATGCTGCGCAGGCTCTGCGGCCTGGGCTTGCGAGGGCGTATCAGGTTGGTGCGCCCCGACGTACTGCACGGCCGCAATGACCGCCGCTGCAGTTGCCACGATCGACACTGCAGGCCAAACCCATCGGTGCTGTTGTTGAGTTGGTGCCGGTGCCGGCCCTGATGTGGGTGATGGCGCTGGCGCGGAAGTTGGAGCCTGCGCCGCCACATCCACCCGCGCCGGTTCGGGCGCTCGAGCCGACGCAGTGACAGCCGGCGGCACCGGATGCTCTTGACGCGACTCGCTCGGCACGACTGATTGCGACGAGGCGGCCGTCGCCGCTTTGTCTTCCCGGTGTCCAGGCGCAGCAGGTGCCTGACCTAGCGTGCCGTTCCGTATCCAACCGTCGAGGTACTTGATTGCCCGCTCGTACACATTGCGCGGCATCTCATCCATTCGCTCGAAGTCGAACACCGTCATGAGCCGGCGGTACACCATCAATTTATCGGTGCCTGTCTTCTCTTCGATCTCGAATGCTTTTCGCGCGATCGCATTGCGCTGCTTGTCGCTGATGAATTTCGGCACGAACGGCTTCGATTCACCGCCGTGGAAGTGCACATTGACGTTCGTTTGCGCACTGTTGCTCTTCACATCCCCGCCGGCGACTTGCCCGACATCACCACTGAACTTCTGATTCATTGACTTCTTTTTCTCCTACGGCTGGCCCTGCCGTTTAGTGCTTTTTCGCTGTTGTCAGCTTTCCCGCTTCTTCTTCCGTCCTGCACTGCCCATGTTGATGGAGAAGGGTGCCGTCACGTCGCCCGTGACATGCTGACCGACATTTGCGCCCTCGAAATTCTGCTGAACGGTCGTGGTTTTCGTGGCCTTCGGCGCGGCTGGTGCCTGCGTCATTCCGCCGATCATGCCGAGCACGCCGGCGCGCCCCTGCGCGTCGAGCGAACGGTACCCCGCCAGCAAAACATGTTCGTCGGCCGATAGCTCCAACGTGCTGTGTTGCCCCGTCAGGACATAAAGCACGTCGACCCCGACTTGGGCGACGGCTGACAGATACCCCCAATCCGGCGAACGATCACCGCTTTCGTAGCGACTCTGGGCAACATTGGTTGTCCCTGCTCGGTCGGCTAGCTCCCCCTGTTTGAGGCCCAGCCGCTTCCGTTCCGCTTTCAAACGCTCACCGAAAATTTCCATATTGGCAAGTTTTCCATTGCAATTTGCCAAATTGGCAATTACACTTAGCTTGTGCAAGGTTAACGAAGGGAAAGTATACCGCCATGCTTCGCAAGAAAGCTCCCGTCACACGCTCGCCGCGCGGCGTGCTATCCAGCAAGCCCGTCTACATGCGGCTCATGCCGAACGAGCGCCGTGCGCTCGAAGAACTGTCCGCGTTCCTGAACCGCTCCACGTCTAGCGTCGCTCGCCTGATCTACCTCGAGGGCGTTGAGCGGTACCGCGCCAAAGTTACTGGCTCGGCTGCTCAACCGCACTCAAGTTCTTTTGCCGGGCGTTGAGTCATGCAACCGCCCGCTCTCATCGAACCCGCGTTGCGCCATGCGCTGCATGGTCCCAAACGTCACGAAGTACAAACAGCGCTCGGATGGGACGACTCCGAAGTCAGTCGCTTCCTGAGCGGAGGCAAAGGCATCGTCATCGACAAGATTGACACACTTGTTGCAGCGGTGGGCTTCGTCTGCGTGACCCGCAAGTATCTCGACGCTGTCGCAACCTTGGGCGAAGTCGGCATGTTCTGCCAATGCGCGCGCCAAGGTCGCGGCGAATGCAGCCGCCCGTAGGAGCATCCGGAATGAAATTGAAGTGCCATCACTGCGGCAGCCGCGCCGTCATTCGAACCAGCCGCATGCTTTCGCAACTGTCGCGTGAGTATTACTGCCAGTGCGAGAACATCGAGTGCTCGCACACGTACCGGGCAATCATGTCGGCGACTCACACGATCGCCCCGAGCCTGCGCCCTAACCCGAAGGTGTTCCTGCCTGTCGGCAAGGTCAAGCGCCTGCCACAAGACCCTCGACAGCTCTCGCTGATCGACGCCTAAGCCCTAACCCGTTTTTTCGCTGAACACCCATCGCGCCCGCTTCGCGGGCGTGAGGGACTCCTTTTGCCTGAAATTTCCTGGAGGCCGTATGCAAACCCTGACCACTGCTCCGATCGCTGCAATCGCTGAATCGCTGTCCTACGACGAGCGCATCGCTTACCTCACGAAGATCTCCGCCGCCGACGTGCGCGTCGACGTGTTCGTCGCATCCGCGCGCGCCCTCGGTTTCATCGTGTCGTGGGACCTCGCACGCGGCACGCCGTTGCTCGCCTGGATGCACTGACGCGATGCGCGCGCCCCTCACCGACGCCGAGCTGCGAAAAGCCTGGAACGACCTGGGCATCGTCGGCGACTTCGATTCGGCGACTCCCGCTGTACGGCTGGCCCTGGAATGCACGGCATCCGTGATTCGGGAACGGAAGCAGGCTCGCGTGCCACCGCCCGTCGACGTGAAGCGCCTCGCAGCAAACGACAACGACTGACCCATCTGCGCCGGCCGCCGGCGCACGCAACTGGACCCACACCATGAAGCCCTACCTTTTCAGCATCGGCGTGCTGCTGATGCTCTCCTTCTCACTCACCGGCATCTACTACCTGACGGCCGACTTGCTGCGCCTGTTCGACGTTCGGAACGCACGCGCGATCGCTTTTGCGCTCAGCGTCGTCGCGATGGTCGTTCTGGTCGCGGCGCTGGCCTGGTCCGTTCCGCCGCGAGGGTGATGCGATGACGTTCAACTCGACGCAACTCTCGTTCCAGTCGATCGACGCCGCCCACAGCGAAGTGCTGTTCACCATCCACCACGACGGCCGCATTACGATCGCCGACCGCCTGACCGTAGATGACGCGGCTCGCGAATTTTGGAACGCCGTGCGGCGCCTCAATCTGCTCACGCCCCCGCTGGTGGCTCAACGCGATCTCACGCAGAACGACATCCAGGAATTGCGCGCAGCGTTCGCATCGAACCTTAGCGCTGGCCCCCTGCGTCTGATGCCGGAAGTCGCGATGAATCACCGCGACCAATGTGTCCGCGTCGTCGTCGCGAAGCTCATGTCGCACCACGGATTCGAGCTCGCCGACCCGAACGCGGACGTCCTCGAGCTCGACAACCCGCGCGGCCGCGTTTGGGTAGCGCTGGCGCGAGAAATCGTCGACGCGCTGTGCGCCGGCCAGCAGGAGTGACGCATGACGCACGAACCCACCATCCGCTACGAGCTGCTGACGTCGGCCGGCCTGCGTACCGTCGCCGGCGATCACGTCGTCATCCCCAACGACGCCGGCGCCGCGTTCGGCATCCATGCCGAGCCGCACGTACGCGACGGCCACCCCGAGAAGTGGATCGTCACGCACCTCGCATCGGGCATCCGGATCGGCCACGGCGCAACGCGCACCGCAGCGCTTGCCAGCGCCACGTCGAACGTCGAGCGCAACCGTGACCGCCTGCGCGCCACGCTCGACCAGGCGATGACCTCGCGCTACGAGCTGCAGCACGCCGTTCAACGCCTGCAGCAAAACCACCACGACATCCTCGGAGGCGCCGCAGCATGACGCACACGAACACCCCTCACGACGCGGCGCTCGCGGCCTCCATCGCGGCGGCCGCCGAAGTCCTGCGCTTCGACCACGAACCCGGCAGCCTGCAGCGCATCGCGGTGCTCGCGCTGTTCGTCAGCGTCCTCGGCGATCGCCTGGCGCTTGCCTTTCCCGCGTCGGCCGGCGCGCTCCGCGCGCTCGTCGACAGCCCCGCGACACCCGGCAACCCTGCCGCCCTCTCTCTGCATCAACAGCAATAACGATGGCCTCGATCGACGAACTGAAACAACGCATCGACCTGCACGACCTCGCCGATCGCCTCGGCATGAAGCGCGGTCGCGGCGGCGACCGCGCGCTCTACCACTCGCCGCACCACGACGACAAGAGCCCCTCGCTGTCGATCTACGTGAACCACCCGAAGCACGGCACCGGCTGGCGCGACCATAGCGCTGACGTCGGCGGCTCGTGTATCGACCTGGTCATTCACGCGCGCGGCGGCACGGTCGCCGACGCGGTGCGTTACCTGCACGACGCGTACGGCATCCCGCTCGATCGCCAGGCGCCGGCCGAGCGCCGCGAGAAGACGACAGTCGAGTACATCGCCGATCGGTGCTTCGCCGAGCGCGACCAGGTGCGCGATTACCTCGTCGGCCGTGGCATTTCCGTCGCCGCGATCGACGCGGCGATCGCCGCGCGCTCGCTCGGCTTCAACACGTGGGCCAGCTCGAAGATCGCCGCCGGCGAAGTTGGCCACGCCGGCCCGGGCGCTGCGTTCATCGTGCGTGCGCCTGGCGACGCGCGCGTCGTCGCCGTCGACATGCGCTACGTCGACCCCGCGCTCAACGGCGGCGTCAAGACGCAGACCCAGGGCGACAAGGCGGGCTACGGCTGGACCGCGGATCCTCGCCGGCTCGACAAGGCGAAGCGCGTGTTCATCGTCGAAAGCGCGATCAACGCGCTGTCCATCGACACGTGCGCGATGCCTGGCGCCGCCGCGCTCGCGCTGCGCGGCCTGGCGAACGTCGACGGCATCGACTTCACGTTCCTGCGCGGCAAGCAGGTCGTGATCTGCCTGGACAACGACGAGCCGTTCGCGGACGGCCACCCGCGCGCCGGCCGCCGGCCTGGGCCGGAAGCTGCGTGGGCGCTCTACGAACGGCTCACGGCGCTGAACATCAGCGCCGTGCTCGTCGACCAGGCCGGCTGGCTCGCC